GTTAAACTGAAAGTACGGTGTTGTTAAAAACCATGAGAACATAACTAAATTCATTACTAGATCATCATGGTGACCACCATCGGCCTCCCATGATTGACCTTTAGAAACGAATGTTAATAGCTCATTGATTGTGAATTTGTCTATTATCTGTAATTTGTTTTCTTCCAAGACTTCTTTAAGTGTAGAACAACCGATTTGTTTTGTCTTTTTCGTCATTGTTACACCGATGCCGGAGGCTTTTACAGAAGATTGTGTGAATACATTCTCATATTCTATATCGTAATAGAGGTTATTACACACAACTTGTCCTTGATCATTATTCTCTATGATAACTAGGCAATCGTTATATAGTCTAGCATATCGTTCAATAATGTCAGGAAATAGTAACGGAGAGATCATATTGTCTCTATATATCGCTACTTGTTTAAAGGGTTTCTTTGATATATCAAAGATTGAGAATGTAGAATAGTCTTGACCTCGACCTCTAGCTACATCAACTGTCATGATATAAGTGTTATTCTTTTGAGGTTGTTCATAAAGAAACGCGTGTTCTCTATTCCATATTGGGTCGTGTGCCTGTAATCCTAATAAACAGTTTGCACTGATTAGAGTATTACCAGTTCCTAAGAAACTGTTACCAAACTCTTGTTCGAACTGTAATTCAGAAGTATTGGCTATTGTTTGTTTCTTCCATGCCTCATCTCTACCTGGTACATCCCACCAATTAACTGTATAAGGTTGATACTCGTTATTTTCACTCGTACCACCTTCATATAATTTATGAAACATATTTCCGATACCATTGGCTGTAGATGTGATTATAACTTTTGATTTACCACCCGATGTTACAACAGGATATGTAGATGTATAGAACTGTTCAGCGTTTTCTACGAAAGCAAACTCATCAAGATATAGTAAGTTTACTGATAGACCACGAATTGAGTTAGCACCTGTAGCTGAAGCTATGATCCTACTATCGTTTTCAAACTCAATAGAACCTTTGTTCAATACTTTTGTACCTGGTTGTAAGAAAAATGGTACATGCTCTAACATTGTTGTGATACGAGCTAACATTTCTCTCGCTGTAGATCCCTTGTTAGCTAGAATAGCTATTGTTTGTTCTGGTTGGAATAGTAGATACCAAACTAGATACGCACAAGCTGTGATAGACTTGCCTGACTGTCTACAAGCTAACACAATACTGAATCGACTCTCATCAAAGTGTGTTATTAAGTCTTCTTGATAATTGTATAGATTGAAAGGTACTAGACCTTCATCTAGTGAAATGATTTTGATATGGCTTTGTATGAAGTATACGGGATTTTCCATACACTTCTTATATTCTAATATTTGTTCTTCTGTCCACTCAGTTTCAACGCCAGCTCTCTTGACATTGATATTACCTAAGTAACCTTCATTTTTGTGCATGGTCTTTCAATAGTCTCTGTAATTCTGTTGATGACCCAACAAAAAGATTATTCTGTACTTTGTTTGGTAATGACCCGTCTTTATCGAGTTCTTTCATCTTCGCTTGTAAATCTATAAGTTTTTCTGTAGTCTCGCCTACTGTCTTTATTAGCTGTCCAGCCACTTCATAGACTCTTGGGTGTTCTGACTCTTTAGCGATGTCTAGAATACCCTCTATGGCGTCCTGGCCGCGTTCTACAAGACCGTAAAACACTTCTCTAGAGTATTTGTAGTCTGAACTTTGTTCTTGACTCTTGTCAACGGCAGTGTTTATTATACTAGGGAGAGACTTCTCAGCCGCTACTATTTCTCCTTGTATATCAAGAAGCTCATCTAATTTCTGATCGACTTTACTCATAATAAGTATTTATAACTATTTAGGATCGCTGGATTTATCGTCAGCATATGTAACTGTTGGTGGATCAAAGAAATCTACATCTTCATTGTATGTAAATGTCTCGTCTGGATCAGCATCTGATGGGTTTGGTGTTATAATAACTTCTCCAACTTTACCATCAATATCTTGTGTAGTTATTTCACCTTCTCCTGATTCAATATATGTTCTAGCTTTAACTGTTCTAATAATCTCAGAACTTCTCACTGGACCATAGATGTAATTTTTCATTGTGAATTCTAAAGTGTACGTTAATACTTGTCTAGTTGTCATGTCACCTTCGTATGTGTCTTCTTGAGACACACTTGTCAGCACTATGGGTATATCTCTCTTGTCTCCCATGTCTGGGACTGTGTTGATTGTGACTGTGTAATCTGGTGTGAAGTAGGGCATGATCTGTTCAATAATCTGTAAACCATCATCTGTATTCTTAACCATTATACTTAATGTAAATCCTAAGTTATATGGAGCTGGTGAATATTGATATTGCATCTGTAAGGGATTACTAGCATTCGCTGTCTTTAATTGTGTCTTCTTTCCTAATTTTCTTGTGGCATCATAATCAATAGAACTTAATTCGAATCCCATACGAGGTAGTGATATAGCTGTCGCTTTCGCTTGTGGATCAGGTACTTGTTGTAGACGAGCTATCCATCTAGTTCGAGGACCATACGCCAATGGAACTTTCATAGTTTCACCAGAAGCTCTTTTAATACTGATATTATTAAACATTGTACCAAAGACTGATACACTTCGTTTAATTGTTTCGTGATAAAAATGTTCTCCAAACATTATGTAGCCTCCCCAAATGGATTACCTTCTGAGAAATCAATAATTCCGTCAGCGTCTGTTTCTAATTCAAGATTGAACGCTCCAGGATCAGTTGATATTGTTAAATCACTAGCGATTGATGTAATATTTCTTCTTGAAGCTAAACTGTCTTCTACAACTATATAATCATGTTCTGATGAATCGGTAGCTGTTCCCGATTCAAGTAAGAATGAGTTACTATTATGATCAATGATATTATCTGTTCCCGTAGTTCCGTCTGTTATGTATGAAGGAATTACTATTGAAGATGTACTATCTTCAAAATCAATAAAGTATCCTTCTTGTCCAGCACCACTCATTACAATTTTATCTCCTTCAGAAGAAGCTTCCATTTCAAGATTTCCGGCTGCAACATCTGTTGTTAAGAAAGTATTATATGTAGCCGGATCACCGGTGTCTGTTGTTTTGATTGAAGATACTGTTAATTTGTTTGTGTCTTCACTCCAAGATGATACAATACCTGATATAACTATACCAGGATATACCAGTTGAGAAATACTTTCTCCTTGTATAAAATCTCTTAAAGTAGGTGTATCTGCTAATGTTAATTCTAGGGCTGCAGCCTGTGCTAATTCAATACTAGTATCAAGAATATCAAGTTCAGTATCAAACTTCTCACCTGAGTATTCAAATAAGTCACAACTCATTTTAAAGGTATATAATTTACCTAGTTGATAAAATTGATTTTTATGTTCTACAAACTTGATTTCAAACAAACTATCTGATAGTGGAAAGTAGATTAAATCTCCTTCATTAGGTCTTAATCCTGTTGCAAGATTAGCATCTAATGAAACAAATCGTTCCCAAGTTCTTCTTGATATAATGAATTCGGCTGATTCTCTTGTTTCAATACCGAATTTAGAATACAATTCTCCTTCACCTTCAAATCCTTCATTCCCGTCAAGATACATTTCAACTTCGTAAGCATCTTCAAATGATGACTCGGAGACATCTCCTAGTATTGTGTCTTCATCAATTACTTTTCTAGGTAAATAATAACAGTTGTGTCCATACATGCGTAACGATTCAACAACCAAATCTTCTACAAGATTTTGTTCAGATTTTACTGCATGATTGAAATGAACATTCGTCGCCATTAGTTATTCTCCAAGGCTTCTACTTTCGCTGAAAGTTCTTTTACTGCGTTAATTAAGTACCAAGTAAGGCTATCTGTATTTAATGATTTTGGGTGTCCCTCTCTGGTTGTTATAACTTCTGGTAAAAATTCTTCTATTTCTTGAGCTATTGCTCCAATTTGTATCCCTTCTACACCTACTGCTGCTGATCTTGGATTATCAAAATCTATAACTTCATCTAAGGTTCTGTATTCAAAGTTTCTAACTCTAATTTGATTAATAATATCAAGTCCTGTTATATTGTCTGTTATGTTCTTTTTAATTCTTCTATCAGAAGTTGTTTCCCAAGTTGTTGTATTATCACTTTGATAACATAATCCCGAGGAACCATTGCCACCGGCACCCCATTGAGGCGCTAAAAATGCTGTATTAGAACCCTTACCTACTGCTTCAGTACCAATAACTATCTCATTGGTTGAATTAGTTGCACCAAAGGTAGTTTCCATTCCAAGAGCAACATTATAACCATTACTTACACCATTACCTCCCGAATTCCAACCTATACAAGTATTACGATAGCCTGTTGTAAAATTCTTCCCTGAATGATTTCCAATACAAGTATTGTATGTGCCACTAGTTAAGTCTTCGGCTGCCATTCGACCCATTGCAGTGTTATTATGTCCAGTCGTTGTACCTGTACCCATTGCCCCCATACCAACAGCTGTATTTTCATATCCAGAACTCATTTCTCTACCGGCCTCTGCTCCTATAAGAGTATTATTGGCTCCTGTTAAATCTTCTCCTGCTGACCAACCAATAGCTACAGTACCAGTTCCATGAGCTCCTGATTCTAAAGCTTGATCTCCTATACCAACATTTCCATTTGTATTTCCTACTGTACCGCAATTAGTACCTATATAAACATTTTGAAATCCTGATGTAACTCCTCGTCCTGCCGCTTGTCCTATAGCTATATTACCATAGCCAGAAGTAACACCCATACCAGCCTCTCTACCTACGAAGGTATTATTGTCTCCAGTAAGAGCACCATGCCCTGCATTAGAACCAATAAGTGTATTATTTCCACCAGTGCAAGAACTTCCTGCATTATAACCAATAGCTGTATTCTCAGTTTGAGAAGTAGCTGTTCCTAATGCGAGTGCTCCTACTGCAACGTTCTTTGTTCCAGAAGTGAAAGCATCACCTGTACTAGAACCAATAAGGACATTATAATTTCCTGTCATTACTCCAGTTGAACCACCAGCACTATTACCAATAACTACTGAATAATCACAAGTTGTTGCTGCTTTACCAGCCTCATTACCAATAAATACATTTCCTTCTCCACTGGTTAAAGCTGCTGCAGCACTATAACCAACACCTGTATTTGATGGACCTGTACCAGCAC